CCATCAGCGGTAAACGCAGACCTCAAAGCCTGCGCCTGATCCTCTTTGGATACGTTGATCGCGTCTTTGATCTGCTGCTGAACGGCGGGGCCTATATCCCCGAACGCCCCGCCTCCACCAACCCAAGCACCTTGAACTCCCTTTTGGAACTCTTGGCTCGACTGTTCACCAATGCCCAACCACTTGGACGCTATCTCAGCACCCAAGGGGCCGAAAACTCCCTCAATCCAACCATTATCGAAAGAAGCAAACCCCGGCATAATCTTTTTGGGGTCTAGCAGTTTCTCGTCCGGTATCGGTGACCAGTCAGTATTTTTCTCAAAAGAGTTACCGGCCTCTTTAATTTTATCTATACCGGTTCTCATACCGTTGATGATCTCGGCAACATCCTCAAAACCGGACTTCAGCAACGGCAAAGTGTCATTGACAATCGACCGTAAATCCTCGGCGAAACCCTTCATCGTCTGACCGAAAGCAGGATCGGAAAGGTTATCCCAACCCCACTTAGCGATATCACCAACCAGACCACTGATTTCACCCAGCGTGTCCTTCAGGTTGGTCATAGCCGTATCAAGCTCACCGTTCTGGGTTATCTTGTCAATCCACCCAGAGAACTGATCGCCCAGCCGTGAGAAAGCCTCACCCACACCGGGGAAACCACCAGACAGCTTCGCCACCAACGTGTTCAAACCATCGGTGAAAGACTGCAACCCAGGCGTAGCCGTCCGAATACCCGCAGCCACATTATCGAAAATGCGCTGAATGTTATTCAAACCCTCCGGAGCCACAAGGGTGTCAATCACACCATTAAAGGCATCCGACAGGCTCTCGGCCACACCCTGCAACGGCAACTTGATAGCCGGGATCAGCCTGTCACGAATCTGCTCAAAACCCTTAATCAACCCAGTCTCAGGGTTCGAGAAAGTGTCAGAGATAGCGGTCTTCAGTTCCTCGAACGCCGGCTTCGCAACCTCAGCGGCCTTCTTAATCCCATCCAACCCCAAAGCGATAACACCCATAGGGACAGCAACAGCAGTCAACGCGGCGGGCAAAGCCACCAACGCACCCGACAACAAAGCCACAGCCGGGGCAGCCAAAGCAACAACCGCAGCAATAATCAGACCGGCCTCACCGAACTTCAGAATGCTATTAGTTGCCTTGCTGAACTTCTTCTGCAAAGCACCCAAGCCGCCACTGATCCCACCAGCGCCACGGGCAGCGGTGGTCTGGAAATCAACTAAAGCCTTACCCCAAGCCTTCCTAGCCCGTTGCAGCCTGCCGTCTTTCTCCCCAAGATCGAAAGTCACAGGAACTCGGACGTTCATGTCCTTACCGAACACAGCCTTGACGCGGTTCTTAGCTGCTTCCCAACGCCCGATAGGGATATCGGGGTTAAGGAGGATCGCTACCTCCCTAGAAGCCCTCTGAGCCTCTTGGATAGCCTTGTCCAAATCGAACTGCTGAACAGCAAAATCGGCTTTGAACTGATTGACTTTATTGAACCGCTCAATCTCACGCTTAGTATCACTGATCTTGTTCTTCGGGATCAGATCAGTCTTCTTGGCCTTAAGCTCAATAGCCCGATACAACTCATCAATCTCAAAACGAAGATCAGCGATATCGGCAAGATCATCAGACAAGTCAAGGGAATTAACCTTGGTCCTAAACTTCTTTGCTTGGTCATCGAACGCCCGCCGGTTGAACTCCCCGGCAGGGGTCAGCTTAGAAGCAATATCAATGTTGCTGAGAAGGGTTTCGATCTTCCCCAGGTAACGGCGCTGGAACCTATCAAGAGACTTCTCAGCCTTCTTAGTGTCAGCACCAACCTTGACCTTAGTCTCAAGACCCTCAGCAGCCTCATCAACGCTCTGCTTAAACCCCTCGGTGTCCCCAAGGACCTCGGCGGTAACCGTCTGGCCGCTCAGAGAATCCTGAACCTTACCCTTGAACTGCTTCAGGCTCTTAGCATCGGCAACAACTTTGATCTTGTGTTCAAAGCCAGCCATTTTTTCTTCAAGCTGCTTTTTAACCTTCTTGCGGAAACCGGTGCAGTCAGGAACAACCCGAACACTGACTTGCCCGATCTGATTGCCAGAAGCTCCACCCATAGGCCCGTCGCCAGCAGCCATAACTTACGCCTTCTTCCTCTTACCAGCAGCAAGTTTCTGCGCCGCTATAAATGCAAATGAACCCGGCCCATGCTTCTTACGACGAACCGTATTATCAGGAATCGGAAAAGGCTCAGGCGGCTTCGGCCTAGACTTAGAATGAGCCGCAACATACGTGTACTGAAGACCCCGCAAAGCATTAACGATAGCGACAGTCGCATACAGACCCGAATCCCAACCCCGAAACTGCGGCCCGCCCCGGCGCTCCGCATTAAAACGCGAACCCTCAGGCAAACCACGAATCAAAGTCAACAAATACAGGGGAGTCAAACCAGACCCAGGAACCAAAATGTTCCTGAGGTCCACGTCATAAAACTCCAACAGGTCAGCAGCAAGCTGCTCGCCGTAATCGTCAATTAGCTCTGCGAGTCCCCGGCTTCCCCCGCCTGAGTTTTATCCATCCAGTTAGAAAACACCCGAAGGGTCAAAGCCAGATCGTCCTCAATCTGCTCCACCAACACCTTCGCCAAACCCTCTTTATCAGCCACCAAAGGAAGGATATGCAAGGCGATCTGCGCGGACTTCTCCGTAGCAGACAAACCCCCACCCTCATCCTCATCAGCGGCACGCTGAATCTCAGCCATCTCATCCAGCAGCGAATAAACCTCATCCCGGTTCTTGCGCGGAACCCGCAGCAGATTCTTCAGGGTGAGAGTCTTACCATCAACCTCAATTTGGAACGGGGCGAACTCCCGCTCAATTTCTTCACGCATAGCGTCAAGAGTGAAAATGTTCGACATAGCGGACCTCTTTCAAAGTTTATAGGCGGGCCTGTTACATTGGCGGGCAGGCGGGGGGAGTAGGTAGGCCCGCCAAGACACCTACTCCCCCCGGTCAAACAGAGCGGATCAGACCGTAAACAGGTCCTCGTTGATCCACTCAAACTTATTCGCGGAACCATACTTCAGGAAAGTTGCCCGAACCGGAAGCATGGCGAACTCATCAACCGACAACTGCACAGAATCATCACGCCGGATCGACGCCTTCGGCGCATAGAAACCAATCTTGGTTTCCCCGTCCTGAATGATAATGAACAGCGCCTTCTCCAGCGGAACAGCAGTTCCACCCGACACACCGAAAACACCCGGTGTCTTCGACGCATTCTTCCCGTAGTAAAGCTCAAAAGACGGGATATCGAATTGCGCCAGCATAATGGTCAGGTAATCCGCAATCGGCTCGGTAACAACCTCGCGCAGCGACTCATTCTGCCAAGTGCCACGAACCTCGGTGTCACCGCCATCGAAGCCAAATTCTGGTAAATCTTCGCGGGATGTGTGACCCAGGCTAGTCCAACCATTCGGGGCCGAAACAACGGCGCTATCAACGGTCACGCTGACCGGCTCAAGCTTCGAGTTAACGGTCACCGCAATGTTCTCGCCGGCAAGCTCACCGATGAAGGACACCACGAAACCGTCCTCAAGGAACCCGCCACCGGTCACCTTGACGTTGCCCGCACCGACCTCGGAGATGTTCTCCAACGCCTGCTGAACCTCAGCGGAACCAGCGTCGAACGGCAGATCAAGGGTGGTGCCCGAAGGTGCATCTGCAACCGGTTCCTCAGCCGCAACAGCCTTAGAGGTCTTGCTCTTGGCTGCCTTCGGGTCAGGGGTGGCCGTAGGCGGCTCAACACCAGTCGCCTCAAGGGTGCTGGCACCCTCGCTCGGAACCTTAGCCGGAATGGTCTGCACAGCCTCCTTCGGAGCGACAGTGCCCTCACCCACGGTCAGGCTGAACGTGCCGCCAGTCGGAACCGCACTGGCCTTCAGCGAACCCGCAGACGAACCGAACGATTCCGGATCAATCGACTCAAGGGCCGAAGGCGACGGGCGGGGGGTGCCGGGATCAGCGACGTAAACGTAGCCAATCGCAGCAGTCAAAACTGCTTTGTCATTTTGTGACATGGATATCTCCTGGTTTAGTCAATTGTTTGGGGTGGACGCACCCCAAGCTGAATCAGCCCTTGAACTCGCCAGGAGTCCATAAAAAGGCTAGAGAACTGGGTTGCACCCATAGTCTCGAAAATAGAATGCAAATACCCGGCAGGTGTTTGCTTTTGAAGCCTCACAGCCTCATACAGCGCCTCAAGCGCCGTTTCATACAGCTTCTCCGTTTCGATCAAACCCTCAATGCTAAAGCAGGTCATCTCAATAACGGGCAGCCCTAATTGCGTCGGTCTACGGCTATGCCGCCTGCCGCCGATCCTACGAATGTTCACAATAGGGAACGAACGATAGTCGATATCCTCAACCCAGGAACCCACCTTCACAGTCGAAGGTAAAGCGTCCCGAAGTAAAGGAATCACAACAGCTTGGACGCGGGGAATAGCTGACATGCGTCCTCCTAAGCTAGACCGGCAGCCCTATGTAAAATGTAAAGCCCGTCAGGGGCTTTTGTGTCTGTGCCCTCGAATACGCCGGAAGGCTCATGGCCGTACTCCAAAGCAATCGGGTTAGGGGCGTGTAAGGAAACGAACCAGTCGGTAGTCGAATCCTTAGCGGGTTCCTTACTGATGGAAACCAGCCCAGCCGGACCCGCGATCTTGTGGTGAGGGGTGGTGGCACGAACAGTACGCAGAATCGCTTCAGCGTTACCTTCTATGTCGTCCGCTTCCTCACGCACCGACCGCTTAACACCCGGCAAAGACAACACAATGTCATTACACTCAAGGTCAATCTCGACACGCGCCATTAGAACCTCTTAATCGTGTAAGTGACATGCGCTGTGCGCGGCGAACTGTTATAGATGAACGCATCACCAAACACAGCCCACCGTTTACCACGCCACTCAATCTGGGCCTGAGCATTCACCAAACACTGATGCTCACGCGGAAGGCGCAAAGAATAAATCTTCTCACCCTCATAGCCCTCGTTGTCCTGCTCCGCACGCCTACCCGACGTACCAGACATACCTACAGGCTGAATCCGCGCCCTAGCCGGGTAACCCACCGCAGAAGGACGGGTCTTGATATTGCCGTCCTCATCGGTGACAGCTTCCTCAGGGAAAATGGTGATGTTGTCAGTCCATGAATCCAACAGGCTCATACGGTCACCAAATCTGCCGTGTCCAGTCGATCACCCTGTAATTGCGGCGAACTTCCTCTATATCTCTGCGCCACAAAGAACGCGGGGTAGTCGGAGGGGCATACGTCGCAGAATCAACCTGCGCGTAAGGGCGAAGCGTGAAAAACCGATCCGAAGTGACTCCCAGAATTGCCCACTCGTCATCGGTGATTTCCAACTTGCCCGAAATAATGTCCTTCTGAAGCGTGTACGTGTAGTCGCCGTCAGTTTCGGAGTAATACCCCTCGGGGTTCCTAGCGAGCCTAAGCACCGCGTCGGACTCAACCTGAACAACGTCTTCAACATTCACATACCCTGCGTCGATCTGTTCATCAAGATCGGGGATACGCCGGCGAATCATCCGCTCCACGTCCTCAAGACGTGTATTAACCAGTGCGGCTTCCTCGCAGGAAAGTTCACGGCCCCAACGGACAGCAACATCTTCAGCAGTCGCGTATGCCATGACTAACCCTTCTTGACTGGTGCTTTCCTAGTGGTCTTCTTCGGGGCTGGCACAACAGCCTCACCGGTAACCGCCTCAGCAGCTACAGGGGTCACCGTGAACGTCACCGTCTTACGGGTAGCCGGGTCACCAGACCCGTCACCGTAAATGTCCTCAAGAGAACAGTTGTAGGTGGCAGTGCCGGGGAACACCTTCTGAAAAGTGCGCCCGGTGTAACCGTTCAGGCTAGGAACCTCAACGCAACTGAACAGGAACGACTCATCACCGTCAGGGTCATCCACAACACCCTTGATAGCGGTGAAGTTCACCGTCGAAAGGGTGCCGTAAACGATATCCACACCCGTCAAAACCACAGGCGCTTCCGGCATCGGCTCAGGCTCCTGCGGTCCCCACGGCGGCACGAACGGCGGCTTCACAAGAGAATTACCCTCTTGCCAATCCGCACCCAAACCATCGGCCTGTTCCTGCGACACATACGCCAAGCCGTAATTAACTTTGTTCTGAACTTGAACCACGCCAATCCTTCCTTGGTAGGGGACGGCTGACCCCTAAGTGAAGTCAGCCGTCCTCCTTAACCTCACTTAGAAGCAGCGGCCTTCGGGACAGCGCCCTTGTTCAGCTTCACAAACGCAGTCGGGTCATTGACGAGGGCGGCGAACTCAGCCTCCACACGCACAGCAACCAAGTTGTTCTGCCAGAGCGACACGATGCCAGAGCCGTCACCAGCAGCGGAGAGGTCCAGAGTGGCCTGATCCGACACGTCGTAGCTAAGACCACCGACCTGGCCCCAAATGATCTGGCTGAAGTCACCCATCACACCAACGGTGTCACCGTCAGCGACGTGATCCGAGATGTAAGTGGGGCGTCCCAGGACACGGCCCGAACGGAACGGGGCGTTGATATCCGTGTAGGTGGCCTCAATGAACAGCGGACGGCCAATCTGATCGACCGAACCATTCAGGATCGGCTCGGCCAGGTTGTCGAAAAGCGTCCCGGTCCATTTCTTGCCGTCATCCAGAAGAAGCTGCAAACCATTGTTAAGGGCTGCGTAGGCGTTGTCGCCCAGATCGACCTCTTTGTCGGTGTCAGCAACGCTGTTACCGAACGGGCCGTCGCCACCAAGAACAGCGGTGTCGAACGCCAGGGCGATAGCCTCAGCGACCTTGACCCTCATGGTGTTGAGGTAGTTCAGCGGGTTCGCACGCACAACCTCGGAGCTTGCCGCAAAGATCGTGGCAATCTTGTACGGGGCGATATCCTGCTTGGTGAAGTCGCCCTTGGTGACAGGCTTCTGCTCACCTTCAGCAACCCACTTAGCGGTAACATCACCGGACCAGTGAGGAATCCGAACCCCGGTAGGTCCCATCGGAATCTTACGGGCGATCTGCTGAACAATCGAGACCTTCTCGATTTCAGTGAAATAATCTTGTGAAACAACCGGGTCAAGGTAACCCGAAAACATCGGGTCCGTAGTCTTAGCAACGGTATCCGGAGTAACGTAACCAGCCATTTGGCTAACTCTCTTTCTTAGTTATTTGGCACCGACGATCCGGCGTACTGTTTCCAGCAGCGGATCACCGTTCAACGGCAACTGATTGCCCGTGCCCTGTGATGGATCAATCGGACGATCCTTCGGAGGATTCTTACCGATCAGCGACTTAACACGCGAAACACTCTCTGACACAGATTCCTCATCGGAACCCTGCACCAAAGACACAACATCCAAAGCGTCCTCA